CCAAGTCAATGACGGAAGAACTCCGGTCGGGAACTTGGGCAACTGTGCGCTACGCTCGTAAGACGGGTAAGCGTGTTTTGATTCTGGAGCCGTAGATGAGTGAACCAACGTTGATCGTGACGGGAATCAGTGGGGCGACGAAGATCGTCACCAAGCTGTATGGTCCGGTGTCCCCGGAACGTGCGGCACGCGCCAAGGCAGAAGCACAGCATCGCGCCGAGCAATTGAATCCGGACAAGATTCAGAAGCTCCGTGAGCGTGTGTTCTACGTGGAAGAGGACGAGTAAGATTTCCGGAGCGTGGCGGAACCTGGCATACGCAGCAGTCTCAAACACTGCCTTTTGAGGGTTCGACTCCCTCCGCTCCGACCATCATCGAGGAAACCATGCGCCGACTATTTTCGCTTGTAGTAATGTGCTTGTTCTGTGCGTCTCTCGCGAGCGCGGACCCAATCATCCTGACGTTCAATGCGTTGAATCCCTCGACTGGGCTGGAGGTCACATATCTCACGTTGACCTATACGGAGACAGAGGGAGGCGTATGGGTTTCAGGGCAGTTCGGTTTTAATCCCGATGATGCGACTGGCGATGAGTGGGCGGGGTGGACGTTTGATGGCGCGGGATTCCGGGGATTCGATCCGAGTCTGACATGGATCGGAAACGATGTATTCATGCCGAAGTATTCGTTTGCGAGTCTCGCGGGTCTGTGGGTGGATGCCCGTTGGTCGGGCCCGTGTCCGTTGTGTCCGCCACCCGGTCCTGTTATTGAGGAGCCCGAGGAGACACCATGTGAGATCGTGATTTCGCAGCAGTTTCCTCCGACACCCGTGCCTGAGCCTAGTGGAATATTGCTCATGGCAACGGGGTTGGGAGCGTTGGGACTCTTTAGGAGATTCGCCCGTGAGTCTAGAAAAAGCGATTGAGCACGGGAAGGAACATCGAAAGCCTTGGCGGCGTAGCGCACGTTTTGACCCTGCATGTCGTCCTCACGGCGGATGCGGATACTGTGAGGGAAATCGCATGGTCCAGGTTCGCAAGATCCGGGAACGGGCCGCGGACGACTTGAAGAACGACAACCCAAAGCTTCCCCCGCAATTTGATGGGGAGTTACAGGTAGACGTTGCCAGTCGCGTTCACATGACGGACCAGGAGTATGATGACTTCCTGACCTATAAGTATGGTGACGACCCGGAGTGTGATGACTTCCGGCCCTATACGTATGGTGAGGATTGGCTTTATGGATATGAACCGGACTACGACTGATGGCTCGCAAACGCATTCGCTGTTTTGCTGATTTCCCGTTCGCACAGTATCCGGATGCTCGGGTGCCGTGGGATGATGTGTATCTCCGTTGGAAGGGTAAGCCCGGGCGCACTGTCTATCGTGCTGCGCCGTGTCTGGAGTGTGACGCGGAACTGAAGGTTGAACTCAAGATCCATGAGGATATCCGGAATCGTGAGGATACGGACGAGGTGAACGTGCTGGACTCTCTCCGCCCAGCGCGAACGACGACGAAGGAAGAACGCCAATCTTGGTACCGTGACGAGGACGCAACGTATCAGCGGGTCCTCAAAGACCTTGAGACAGTGAACTACGCGGAATCTGGTGAGGGCGCTGGGCTGTGCCTCTACACCAAGGCAGCGGGCATCAACAAGCACGAAGCGGAACGGATGCTTGCGTGGTGGCTAAATAAGACACACGGCATTCGGAATCCGAAGTTCGTGTGGAACCGCCCCAAGATTATCGTGACGCCGATGGGATTCGGGGAGTATCCGGAATAATTCTGCGTAGAATAGGGACTTTAATCTACGCATCTCGGACTCGAAAATGACAGTTTCCTGCTACAATACTAGTAGGAGGTTACATCATGGACGAACAGAAATTCGCAACGCTTAACAACTGGCAGATCACTTGGATGCTCATCAAAGCCCCGATCATGGGCGCGCTCTTTGTGATGTTCTTGCCCGTTATCGGATTCGTGATATTCGGAAAGTTCGGAGTAGACAAGGCAGTGGAAGTCATGAGGAAGAGATTCAAACACGGCGATAAGCACACTGCTGGCGTGGTCTAACGGACAAAGGCTCCCGGTTTCTACCCGGGTAGATGTGGGTTCAACTCCTGCCGCCAGCACCAACGGGTGCGAAGCTCATATGGATGAGCAGGCGGCTTTTAACCGTCAGGTAGGGAGTTCGAACCTCCCCGCACCCACCATTACACTATGAAGATTCCACTTGCGGTCTCCGAAGCGATGTTTCACCATGCGAATGTCAACCGGGATGATCTCCATCTTGCGTTGCGGCACATGGCACCATATTTCTTGAAGGGGGAATTCCGGAAAGCGTGGAGTGACGGAAATCCGACACGCTACTTTGACTATGTGGTGACGGAGTGGTTGGCGCATTTCCGAGCGCCAGCGGGTTCGTTCGCGTTCAGAGTTGCTGTTCCGGGACAGGACGCGAAACACTACTTCATGCGTTGGCCGGACGGGACGATTGTGGACTTGACTGCCGAGCAGTTTTCCGAGTGGGAGTTGGTAGACTATGCGGAGTCTAAGAAAGCAAGTATGCCAGGCACTCCGACGAATCGAGCGAAAGTCCTAGACACGCTCTTACTCGCGCAACAGGGACTCCGAAGTTTGCCGTAAATAGTGCTTGACAAGCGGCATGGCATGTGTGATAATGGTTCTACGATTTTGGGAGACACGATGACTGAAACGAATGAAACGGTAACAACGGAACAGGGCACGGGCACGAAGTTCAAGGAAATGGGACTGTCAGAGTGTGCCAAGTTCGATATGAAGAACCGTGTGCGAGAGCACCTCACGGGCTGGGGACTCATCTGCAAGACGCGGTTTGAGAAGCACCAGTCTAAGCGGGGCGAGCGTCGTCGCGCACGGAAGGGCCGGTAATGCGGCTGTAGCACAATGGTAGTGCAAGGCGTTGCCAACGCTTAGATGCGGGTTCGATCCCCGCCAGCCGCTCCACGCACCGTTGGCGGAGTAGTTTACGCACTTGCCTGCAAAGCAAGGTACGCTGGTGTGATTCCAGCACGGTGCTCCATGTGCTACCAAAGCATAGATAGCGATGCGCCCGCCTCGTAAGCGGGAGAGGGTGCTGCAAGTTCACCTGGTAGCTCCAGTGCGGACATCGTATAATGGTATTACCTGAGCCTTCCAAGCTCATGATGCGGGTTCGATTCCCGCTGTCCGCTCCAATATGCTGTTGTGTTGTGCGAATGGTAGGGTATCGTGTCGCGAATTCAGGTAGAGTTGTTCTGTGAGGACACGGGCGCGACGTTGATTTGTTGGGTTGACCGCGATGCCCGTCTTAAAGGGCCAGGAATTCGCTTGACATTGAAGGAGTTTCCTGATATACTATGAGCTTTGGTCAACATTTATCGTGAGGTCGCAATAGACCCTGCGATGTTGCACCGAACGTGGAAAGTAGGTGGGTTGTCGTAATGCAGACGTTTCTCCCCGTGGTGATCGACAAACTCCCGATGTTGTCTTGCGCGTCGTCCGCTAAAGTGCTGGACCGGCAACGACTCGGGAAGCAGCGCGTGGAAGCGTGGCAGATTTATCGGACTCTGATGGGCGAGTCTAGCGGATGGCGCAACCATCCTGCCGTTCGAATGTGGCGGGGGTATGAGTTGGCGCTATCCGTCTACGGGCGGATCATGTGCGTGGAGTGGGCTGCGCGTGGGTACGTGGACAACCTATTCTCTCGCTTCCCGCAGACGTGGTCAGAGAAGTTTCCGGATTGGATGTGGGACCCAGCGTTTAGCGCGTCTCACCGTGCCAATCTGTTGCGAAAAAAACCGGAGTGGTACGGACAGTTCGGATGGATTGAGGACCCGTCGCTCCCTTACGTTTGGCCGGTGTAACTCAACGGCAGAGTTCCTGTTTTGTAAGCAGGGAGTTGGAGGTTCGAATCCTCTCGCCGGCTCCAGTTGAAGGTGGTTATGGAGACGTATCATATCGTTGCGGCCGCACTTATTGGTATCGTTGTGCTCGCTGTTGTGGGATTGTTCTTGTGGGCGGACCACAGAAAGCCGCGTTAGTTCAATAGTAGAATACGTGCTTGGTAAGCATGTGACGCAGGAGCGTAACCCGCACGCGGCTCCAATGTTCACAAAAACCCTTATGTTTACGATGTTGTGAACGTTCACGTATGAACAAGTTTACACAGCCTTAAATATACAAAGGGAGGTCGTGAACATATGAGACGATACGAAGTTAGGGTGCTTGTGTTTGCGGAGATGGAGCGCAGAGCGGAGTTCTTGAAGGTGGAGTAATGTGGCGTGGTAAGCGTAGTGGCGAACGCAGCGGGCTGTAAACCCGTGACCCATTGGGTGAACACCGGAGGTTCGACTCCTCCTCACGCCACCACATACTCGGGTAGCTCAACGGTAGAGCCGCGGTCCTACACACCGAAGGTTGGGGGTTCGATTCCCTCTCCGAGTACCAGTTTGGGAGTGTCGTATAGTGGCTATTACCTTCGTCTCCAAAACGAATGACGTGGGTTCGATTCCTACCACTCCTGCCAGCGTTCTCATCGGACCCAGACGACGAGAACATGATTGCGGACTCTGGGCACTGAGCGTGTTCCTGTCTAAGCCGTATGAGGAAGTTTACCTCGCGGCGTCGAAAGAGGACAAGGACGTAGGGGCAAACGGACTGTGGATGACACAGATTGTCCGGATCGCCAAGCGGCTTGGAGCGAAGTTGAAAGAGCGTCGTCGGTTCAATCGCTATACGACGACGGGAATCTTGGGGATGTATCTAGGGGGCATCGGTCACGTCAACGTGCTGAAACAGGGTCAGGTCATTGACACCGACTTGACTGTCACGGATGTAGACGAATACATCCGGACACGGAAGGCGAAGATCACGTCCGTATTGGTCATACAGTGATGAGGGCAAACTAGCAGAGCCACCGGCCTGTCACGCCGGAAATAGCGGGGGCAGCACCCGTCGTCACTGCCATCTTTGGAGTTCGTTATGACACCGCAGGAAGCAAAGCAACACAAGCACACCGGAGACGGATGGGACCGCGAGTTGGTCAAGCCATTTCTAGAGGTGTGTGGACTTGAACCGAGCATTGACATCCATCAGATCAAAGAGAAGTTCGGGACGCTCCGGATTTACCTCACGGGCCCCGAGTGGGCGCAGACGTTGGTGGATGTCTTTGAGGTCGCGTCGGAATCGTGTTGTGAGGAATGTGGGTTTTGGAACAATCAGTGGTCGGGGGCCAGCCAGCATTACGTGAAGGTCTGGACAAACGCACTACCGAACGGGTTTTGGGTCAAAACACTATGTCAGGACTGCCGGGATAAGCGCCAGGCGGAGCATGACGCGGACGTAGCAAAACGTTCTTTGAAATCGAGCGGGGATGTGGTGTAGCAGCATCTGCACAACTGCCTTTGAAGCAGTAGGTCTTGGGTCGGCACCAAGCATCTCCGCCATAGTTTGTGTGCCCCTGTAGCTCAGTCGGTTAGAGCACTCACACTCGTAAGAGTATCTGATGAGACAGGAACGCCCAATTGATTCGGTTGCTATGAGAGGCCGCAGGTTCGAATCCTGCCAGGGGCTGCTTACATCCTAGAACGAGGCGACAGTTCGCGCCTACCACGCCAGCACCATGAAAACTGGGTGGAGATGTAAGGGACAACACACAAAACTGTGATGCCATGTCGTTTAATAGTAGGACGGGGCGCTCTGAACGCTCTAATGTTGGTGCGATTCCAGCCGTGGCAGCCACTATATACTCACATGCCTAGATGGGATTTTGAGTGCCCTGAATGCGGGCGCAAAACAACGCTGACCTTCCCACGATTTGAGGACATCGGGTCCCCGTCGTGCGACACCTGTTCGTTCTGGTATGACTCCGATGTCAAGATCAGACGACTCCCTTCTGCTCCCGCGTTTGTCCTCAAGGGGAGTGGATTTCATAAAAACGACTATCCAAGCGGACGCTAAGTATCAGTATGAATCGCGTGTGCTTGATTACTCCACCATCAGTATTCTTACTTGACGAGCGGGTCTTTATGACCCTCGGCATCCTCAAGGTCGCTGCGTGTTTGGAACAGGCAGGACACCACGTTGAGATGCTGGACCTCTCCGGAGTGGAAAACTTCGAAGAGGTTGTCCGAAATTACCTCGACAACTCAGACATCTGCACGTTCGGCATCACCGCTACCACACCACAGATGCCCGCGACGATGAAGGTCGTCAACGTTATTCGCCAACACAAGCGTCCCCGACGCATCATTCTCGGTGGTCCTCACGCGACTCTCGTTCACGCTGCGTTCAAGCGAGAGGTCGCACAGAGTCGCGCAGGACGAGCTACCCGAGCATATGAGTATCTTGGTGACCACTTTGACTGTATCGTCGCGGGCGACGGGGAGGAAGCGATTTTTGAAGCAATCAAGCCTGGGGCGCCCCCACTGATTGACGGCGACGACCCCAAAACCAAGCTATTCCTCAGTCCCGGCAAGCTCACGGAGATGCCGTTTCCCGCACGACATCTGATAGACATCGACAGCTATCGTTACACTATCGATGGAGTGAAGGCGACCAGTTTGATTGGTCAACTTGGATGCCCGTTTGAATGCGGATTTTGCGGAGGGCGGTATTCTCCCTCACTCCGCCGGATGCGGATTCGCTCATCGGAGAACATCCTAGCCGAGTTGCGGCATCTCCATGAAACTTACGGATTCAATGGATTCATGTTTTACGACGACGAGTTGAATGTCAACAAGAAGTGGGAAGAACTACTTCACGGTATCATTGACCTTCAGTCGTCGCTCGGCACGGAGTTCCGGCTCCGGGGGTTCGTCAAAGCCGAATTGTTTACTCAGAAGCAAGCGGAACTCATGTATCGGGCCGGGTTCCGTTGGCTCCTGACGGGGTTTGAGTCCGGCAGTCCCCGCATTCTCCGGAACATCAACAAGAAAGCGACTCAGGACGACAATACGCGGGCTGTTGATTACGCCCATAGCGCGGGACTCAAGGTCAAGGCGCTGATGTCTGTTGGACATCCTGGTGAGTCCTATGAGACAATACAGGACACGCAGGATTGGTTGCTCCGCGTCAAGCCCGAGGACTTCGACGTGACGATCATCACCACGTATCCCGGCAGTCCCTACTATGACGACGCAGTATTCAATGCCGAAAAGAATGTCTGGACATACACCTACAATGGTGATACACTACATCAGTTGGACGTGAACTACGAAGAAGTCGCAGAGTATTACAAGGGAGACCCGGACGGGGGCTATCAAGCGTTCGTCTTTACGGACTACCTATCGACCAATGAGCTTGTGGAAGCGCGGGATCGTGTTGAACGGGAGGTCCGCGCCGCCCTGAACATCCCGTTCAATCCTGGCATGCCGGCGATCCGTTACGAACATTCAATGGGGCAGGGGCTTCCTGCCAATATCTTACGTGCAACGAGGACATCATGAGTGAGACACCGATCCCGAATTCGCCGCCCATGGGCGGCACGGAACTCCACCTGGGGCACATCAAGGCCGCGTTTCCTGACCTATGGGATCAGGTTCAGTTCATCGCGTCCCGTCCCGAACAGTATACGCTAGAGGACAAGCCCCGCATCCTGTATCTACAGGACACCGCACAGGACCCCGCGAGTGCGTGTCTCAAGGACAAGACCTACCGCACCAATTTCAACCGCATCGTGTCTTGCTCTTATCGTCAGGCGTTTGAATATAGCCTGTTCCTGGGTATTCCCCCGAGCGAATTGCCGGTCATCAAGAATAGCGTGCCGATGCTCAAGCCGGAATTCCCGAAGAAGATCGACGACGGCCGGCTCCGGTTCATTTACACCAGCACACCACATCGGGGGCTGGAGATCCTGGCGCCTGTTGCGGATGCGCTTGCCAAGCAGCGCCAGGACTGGGTGCTGGATGTCTACTCATCCTTCAACATCTACGGATGGCATGAGCAGGACAAGCACTTCACAGGTCTTTATGACATGCTCAGGGCGAACCCGTGTGTTCGTTATCATGGGAGTCAGCCGAACGAGGTTGTGCGACAGGCGTGTTTGGACGCGCATGTGCATGTGTACCCGTGCATCTACCCCGAGATGTCTTGCATGGCAATTCAGGAAGCGATGATGGCGGGATGTCTGGAAATCACGTCGTCCGCTGGTGCGTTGTCTGAGACGTGTGGAGAGTGGGCGTGGATGTTCCCATTTAGCGAGGACAGGAACCAGATGGCAACGAACACGTTCAACCTGATGAACGCGGCACTGGAGAAGTATCATGAGCCCTACATTCAGCAGGCGCTCATGATGCAAAGTGCGTATTTCCAGAACTTCTGGTCGTTTGAGTCGCGCAAGCCACAGTGGAAGTTCCTGTTGGAGTCCGTCATCGCTGAGGGCGTGCCGCAGGAGAAATTGGTCATCTACTAAAATGGCACGTATACTAGAATTCAAGCCTCGGAGATATGGATTTGTTGAACCCGAGACACAGTTTGAGCGATTTGATAGACTGCGGACGCGAACGCTCGCGACCATTCGGGATTTGGTAAACTATTACAAGAGCACGGACAAGTGGAATCCGTCGTGTGAACCTCATGTGGTTCGTGCTATTGAAGAATTGAATATCGTGTGTAACAAGTTAGCAGGAGCAGAATATGCCGAACCAGCGCCGAGCCCTAGGTGAAGTTTTTGAACTCATCACAAAGAAGATCAAGCACGATGACAAAGCCAAAGTGCTTCAGGAACACGCTTCACAGCCGTTATTCTATATTCTCCGTCTCGCGTATAACGAGATTCCGTGGGCCCTCCCCGAGGGCGCACCTCCCTACAAACCGTTCGTTGGACGCAAGGGAGCATCGGGATCGGACCTCATGCGTGAGTGCAAGCGCATGTATGTGTTCTTCGACGGCATCGAACAGATGGCACAGTGGCGTCGGGAGAAGCTGTTTCAGGATGTGCTAGAGAGCTTGGAGCAGGTGGAATCGGAGCTACTGTTGGCAATTAAGGACCGGACGTTGGAGAAGAAATACAGACTCCCTCGTAAGGTTGTTGACCAAGCGTTTCCCGGATTGCTCAATCCCCCGTTTGACCTTAAGTTTGGTCATGTGCCGGTACCTCCACAGCCTGCACTTCCGGGCCCGAAGAACCCGGCGCTTGACTGGAACCACATCTAATACCTAGGAGATAACGTGTCTAGAGATTTTCGTCACGGGTTCAAGCAGAATCTCAAGTCGGGATTCAAGAAATCCAAGCGAGAGGAAGTCGCGCCCCGTGACCCGAAAGCACCCACCAAGCAACAGCGTGAGCAAGCTCTGCGCCACGCTGTTCGCACTCAGGACCTAGAAGCCTTTGAGGATTACGACGAATACGACGCCTAGAATGCTCTATCGTGCCTCTGACCCATCGGACGGGGGCTTCAACAACGCACAGGAAGAATTTGAAGCGATGCGCGACTACGCGCAAAACGTCTTTGAGACGGGTAATGCGAACGATATCATGGATACGCTTTTGATGTTGGCGAACGTCTGTGCGATGCGAGCCCTGTTGGACCCTCTACGTAAAGCGTGGTGGGTGCGGGCGGAGGAGTGCATTCGCGCCATTCTCATGTTGTTGAATACTCCCGGCGCTGCGCCGAACGTCAAACTTGAAAACCCTATGCTGTATTTTCCGGATGTGAAGGATGTTGTATGAGTCACGTATTTGAAGGCGTCCAGGTGATGATGCACGAAGAGGAGTTACAGGAAATCCTCGTCGCGCTTGATGCGCTCCCGAGTCCAAGCACGATTCTGGAGTATGGCTCTGGTGGGTCCACGTCTATTTTTGCGAATCATCTCGGGTACACGCACCGCCTCTATTCCGTTGAGCATGATAAGGGGTGGTATGAGAAGGTGGGCGAACGTCTCGCGGGTCATCCAAACGACGAACGGATCACTCGGATTCTTGCGCCACTTCAGCTTCATCAGGGACTCTGGCGGTTCGCGCATCCATATGAGGAAATGCCGTCAGGGGCGGAATACTACATCTGGGCTCCGGAGAACAACCCCGAGGGATGGTCGTGGGAGAACGTCAACCTTGTCTTGGTGGACGGAATTTGCCGAGGTCCCTGTCTCGCGTATCTTCGCACCAAGCTCAACCCCGGAACGACCGTCTTTCTTCATGACTACACGGGACGGGAGATTTGGTATGATTGGGCGGTGAAACTCTACGACCGGGTCAAGCAAACCAACCTCATTTTGGAACTTCGGGTCCCCACTAAATAAGGGGTCAGGAGACCACTATGCTGAACAAGAATCCTCTCACCCTGAACCTCCCATTGCTAGAGTCCTATTCGTCTGGTCCGACCAGAATGGAGGTCCAGCGACAGTATGAGGTGCAGCGGAAGGGAGGCCTCTCTATTCAGCAGGCTATCCGGAACGTCGAGGACATCCTTGATATTTACAAGGTGACCGTTGACAGTTCTGGCAAGACCGTGGTGAACTTCAAGATCAACGAGGACGCTTTCACGGACGCCTTGAGCAAGTTCACGGGGATGAAGTTTGACGCCTGTAAGAAGTGCGGAGAACTACTAGCACATCGGGGCGGGAAGCCTCTCCCCTGCACGAATCCGAAGTGCTCACTCAGGGGGGAGCCTGTGAGCGAAGGACGACGCGACGAAAAGGATTGGATTATGACTCACCCCGGATTCCAGTTCGGGGTGTATCTCAACGGAAAACTTAATAGCGTTCACCCCTCGCTCTCTGTCGCCCGGCGGGAAGCACGCAAGCATATCAAGCAAGGTAAGCAAGTTCGGATCAAGGACGTGCAGAAACCAGATCGGTCCTACTGGCATGAAGAGACGGAACCGGAGGAGTTGAAAGAGTCCGCACCTCCGGGGTCGCTTCTGGCGGCCATTCAAAAAGAACTTCCGCACGTCCGGAGTTTGGTAGACGTGTTCGGAAAGTTCGACGCGCAAGCGTTCAAGTTTGAGATGAGCGTGGCCCGCCGCATCAAGGATAGTTGGGTGTCCGTAGCGATTGACGGAAAGCGGATTACGCTCCCGATTGAACAGGGAGAGGAATTGGTCAAATTCTACAACAGCAACATGCGCGGTCTCAAGAAATACGTCAACACTCGTTGGTAGGTAGATGTTTAACGATAAATTGGTTTGGACCATATAATCGGATATCATCGTTGAGCAATTTTGATGAACCCAGATACCCGTCATTCAATACGTTTGTAGAGTGAACGCCGACGTATTGTTTGCCGTTGACTCGGCATGTGATGCGATAAACGATATGATATTGTTTGTCCTTCATAATCACTGTTTAGGAAAAATCGGTGCCCAATTACAATTACCGTTGCCAAGAATGTGAACATGAGTGGGAACAACAATTGACGATTGCCAATCGTAATGTGCCGGTCGAGGAACCTTGCCCGAAGTGCGGTAAAATGGCAATCGAAAAATACCTTCCATCTACAAGCGGTTTGTGTTATAGTGTAGAGAACATGGGAAAGAAAGTCCCTGAGACGTTCAAGGACTTGCTTCGGAACATGAAGAAACGGAACCCGAGATCGCATATCGGCACTGGATATTATGGCCTTTAGACATGATGATTCGCTGAAGTTCCCCAAACTCAAGCAGCACAACCTATCCATCGGACGGGTCTACAAGGTCGAAGAGGGTATGGACCTTGGGAAGGTTTATCCATCGATCACTCGGGTGCTGGGTGCGAAGGACAAGCCGGCGCTGGAAGCGTGGAAAGCTCGCGTTGGCGCAAAGGAAGCCGCTCGCATCTCGCAACGTGCGACGACGCAAGGGAGCAATGTTCACCGACTGGCGGAGTTGTTTCTGGAGAATCAGGAGCTTCCCGCTCGGAGTCCCGCGGTTCAGGAGAGGTGGGATCACGTCTGGCCGTGGTTGGAAGAGAACGTCACCAAGGTCTACGCGCAGGAGCAGGATGTTTATTCCCCTCGCCTCAAGGTTGCGGGACGCATGGATTTGTTCGCGGACGTGAAGGGTCGCCGTGCGGTGGTGGACCTCAAGACGGCCGCCCGGGAAAAGCTGGAGGAATGGGTACAGGATTACTTCCTGCAGGCGTCGTTCTACAGTTTGGCGATCTACGAGTTGACGAGAGTGCCGGTCAAGCTCATCGTGCTTCCCATCGTGAATCCCAACGGACTACAGGTGTTTGAGGCGTCCCCGGCAGATTACTACAAGGAACTGAAGGACCGCGTGGACGAGTTCTATGAGACCTACGAAAAGGTCTTGACAGAACGGACAACATAGAATATACTTAAGCTCGTAGTCGTTGAAGTGTTCAACGAGTTCTCTGGACCCCGGTGCGATTCCGGGCGCCTCCACCGAAACCTTCACACGCAAGTCACTGAGGGCTGCGCGGACATCAACCGAACGTCTCAGCCGTGATAGGTTACGGTAGCCGCTATAGCGTGAGGGTTTCGGTGGGGGCGACATAGATTCGACAGGGGATGATTGAAGGACATGGAGGCTACCGTCAAGCACTGACGTAAAACAGAGCATACAGTAGTTGCAGAACTACCAATGGCAGCGTAAGCTGCACTGCCACTCTCCGGAGTGACGCGGTATCGGGCGGGGACCGGGCAACAGAACCTCGCCCATCTTAGAGACACATGGCATTTACAGCACATTCAACGGAAACGTTCGCAAAGCACATTGAACACTCGGTCAGTGTGCTCAAAATGACGTATATGGATGCGGTGTTGGATTTCTGTGAAAAGCACCGTCTTGAACCGGACATGATCGTCCCCTACTTGACGACCAAGATCAAGACGGGCATTCAGAAAGACGCCCAGCGCCTGCACCTTATCAAGAAGCGCAGGGAACTCCCCTTTGACGACTAGAGCTAACAAGTTACTCATTCTCGCCGGGAACGCGACCCAGGCCGCAGCATATTGCCGGGAGAATGACATTCCTTTAAGTTCTGCTCGTTGGATCATGTCGGCGGAACAGGTCTACGGACTCCTGAATCCCGAGTATGTTGTCGTCGGAACATTCTGGAATCATCCGCAGGCGGTTCCCATTTGGCAGGCGCTTGTTTCGGTGTCTAAAGCGCATCCTCCGCAGGCTCCCCCGGAGCTTGAGCCGTTTCTCCATAAGAATTTCCCGGTGTTCTCTCCGCTCCCTGCACCTCCACCCCCAAAGACGCAGGTGCCGGACGTGGAGTGCCCGAAGTGTGGACTGGATCATCCGGCGAATGAATGGTGTCCCAATTGCGGCGAACCAAAGTTCAAGCACATTGAGGACGTGCCACCTCTGAAGAAGAAGTTCAAGAGCATTAAGAAATGACAGCCGAGAATGTATTCAAGTGGTCCCGCGTGTATAAGCTCTATTACGCGGGAAAGTATGACATGAAACGCTACAAGGGTGGGATGAAGATGCCTCCCTTGATCAAGCAACCCGACCGGGTCTATTACCACAAGTTAGCGGGGCGGCTCACGGACGCGCAAATCCACGCTCTGTTCCTGGTCGGGTATTTTTTCGCGCCTACCGCGCACATCTCGGCACTTTCAACACCTAAAGCGATTTCAGCGGGTGTTGAATTCGCGGCCCGCGCCGAAAATGGTAGGACGGTACTGGAACACGGGCTCTACGACCTCAGCAAGACGCTCCATGACAAGAACCTGGATGAGTGGCTGTATGGGGAATGGATTGGTGACGTGCGGGTGAGTATGCCCGAGTGCGTCCAGTCCGTCATCAGTGGGGAGATTCCCCTTGACATCGCAGCCCTGTTACTTTTAATCCCGCAGTCGGAGTTTGGCTACAATTGGACGGAACATTTCAAACACGTTGAGGACTCTGGACTCGGTATTGGCCCGTGGATTCAACGTCTCAAGCGGATGGACATGCTGCTCGTCGGGCAGCGTCCGGGGTGGCGGATGTTGGCGCACGGACTGTCGAAAGAGTTTTGGAAATCGCTTGGTTTACCACTCCTACCAGTGTCTCACCAAACAGCCAATTCGCTGTTTTCCTAATATTTGCCGGAGCTTGACAAAGGTGGGTAAGTATGGTATAATGTTTGTATGATCAGAGTGGACACAAGCAATACGAAAGTCGTATGGTTGACGAAGAACAAAAATGCCGGGAAGCTGTTGGCAACGCACGGCGTTTTGTATCTCATATGCCTTGCGCCGAACACTCCTCCGAAGCTCGGTGAGGTCGCGGTTCGTGATTGCGCTGGAATGACCCCGCAAGAAGTGCCGACAGAACGTTACGCGGCTCATGATACATTCGGCGCGAACCCTGTTGTTCTTATGCTCATCATTTTCGATAAGAGCGTGGGGGTGAAGGACTACGATACCGCGGTTCGTAAGCGTATTCAGCGGGAATACCTCTCCGGTAAACTCCCGTTCGGTGCGAATTACGGAACTGTCCAGATCGATAACACCAACCGCGAAGCTCTCATTGGGTACGATCATCAACGACATTCCTCGTTCTTGCGCGACGTGATTGCACGTCATGTTGGGTATGTCGGGAATACTCTCGCACCCTTCGTTCCTCGTTTTGGGCAGGACGAAAACATCAAAGACGTGGTGCGTATTCTTCGTAAATCCGGCCGCGCTGTGATGGCCTCTTACACGGGGTCGGGTAAGTCAAGGAAGGCGCTCCGTGCTATGTGTCGTATCTTGGGTAACACGGGCGGACTTGTTTTGCTTACGACGCCGATTACGGATACTCTTGATTCTTTCTGTAACGACATCGCGAACGTTCAATTGACGGATGACCCGAGCACAAAGCTAACTTTTTTGAGTGCCAAGGAATTGAAACGCACCTCCGTTGCGTCACTAGTGAATCGCGTAAACGCAGGAGAACTCATCGTTATCGGGTTGACCGTGCAGGACCTTACATGGGACGATAATTCAGTCAATCCCTTGCGCGTGAAGTATCTTTCGTTGATTGGGAAGATTGATTTTTGGATTCGGGACGAACGCCATCTCTACTACGGTGGGCGGAAGACGAAGCCGCGGCTGGAGAATATGACAGCGCGTTACATCTTAGATGTCACCGCGACTCCATACAACTTCATGAACGAGGTGGGGCCGGAGCAGATCGCAAGTCAAACGCTTCTTTGGGCGCTTCGTAATCGTGCAAACACGGGTGTTCCGGCTATCCAGATCGACGTAATTTCTGAAGCGATGATGCAGATCCCTAAGGCCTATACGGCGCTTTATGGGACTGAGGAAGGCTACACACCCACCAAGTTGTTCCTGCGCGACAATCGCAATTGGACGTATCAGCAAGCCATCATTGACCTGATGTGTGCGTTCTATCACTCTCCGTTGAGCCGTGGTAAGAATCCGTTGTCTATCGTGAATGACAACAGCCTGTGTGCGGTAAGCAAGCGCGTGGGTATGATTGTGTGCCCCGGTGGAGAGAATGGTGACTCTGCGGAAGAACGTTTGCCTGACCTCGCGGCATTGTTGAACAAACAGGGATTCGTTGGTCGGTATTACGTTTCTTCTTATGAGATTGAGGAGCAGGGTGCGAAGAGGGGCATGACGGTTGGGCAGTATGTGCAGCATCTGTCACAGAATCAGAACGTCACGATTCTGACATGCCGCAAGTTCACGACTGGCACCGACATTCCGGAATTGGGGCATATTGTCCTGTTGGCTGGGTTCGAAAATTACGCCGCGTTTGAGCAACTTTTGGGACGCATGGTGCGAAAGCTCGCGGTCAAGACCGACACGAAGATGTATTGTCTCGCGCCCGGTAAGGATGTCAAGCTGAAGCTCTATGAACTTGCCAACGCGCAGGTCAAGCTCGACCCCGCGCACACGGCGAAGGAATACTGTGAGTGCCTGCCGCTGACGGTCTACGAAGGGGGAGCGTATCGGAAGACTCCCGTGGAGAACATCCTTGAACTCGGCCGGCTGAGTATCGCCGACACGCTTCGCACTCGCATCGCGACCGACCCCATCTATTCCGCGTTGGAATCTGGGCTCGCAGGCCTGTCGGATACGGAACTTGACGAATTCTTGGAAGTTGGTCTTGGAACGCGCAAGCAGTTGAAGCTCGCGCTGACCGATGACAATGGCGCGAAGACGCGCAAGCTCCGCACGAATCCGAAGACGAAGCAGCCGAATACGCGGAAAGAACAGAGCCGCTTGGACATGCTCATGGAAGTCGTGCAGTCCATTACGCAGGACGTGGTCGCGGCCGCGTTCATGGCAAAGTGTTACGACCTTGATGCGCTGTTGAAGAAGAATGACTTTTTGGAGAAGTTGTTTGGAACGCGGCTGAATACGTATCGGACGTTGGTTAAGTATTCGGCACTCAGGGCGTCCATCGAAAAGCAGCTTGAGAAGCAGAACGTGGTATTCGGCGCCGCGAAACTGGAAGACATCTATGCGTCCGGCGCGGTGTTTATCAACACCGAATTCAAGACGAAGCAGGGACTCGTCTACACGCCATATGAGGTCGCGAAGCGGCTGATCGACAAGATCCCCGTAACGAATCCTGAGACCGTCTGTGTGCCGAACGCGCTGAACGGCATCTTTGCGATGCTCGCGCAGGCGCGTTGGCCAAATGCTAAAGTAGTGTGTCTGGAGTATTATCCTTACTTCCGCAAGAATCTCGCGAGCATGAGGTTCGCAGTCGTGGATGGGGATGGAGTCAAGAATATGAAGTTCGATGTTATCGTTGGTAACCCGCCGTATCAGGATACGTATGGCTCATCCAATA